TGATTTCACTGGGGTAGTAGTGATAAGTAGCACATGGGAAGGTTGTACAGGACTTACAGAATTCCCATTAATTAACACCACCACTATAACGCAAGCGAGCGCCGCATGGGAAGATTGTTCGGGTCTTACGTCCTTCCCATTACTTGATTTTTCATCAGTAACGAATATGACAACTACATGGCAGCGTTGTACTGGACTTACATCCTTCCCTGCTATAAATCTACCATTGGCGCAGCAACTTGATTATACATGGAATGGTTGTTCGGGGCTTACATCCTTCCCATTCATAACACTTGGCTCTGCGTTGGATTTACAACGAACATGGCTAAGTTGTACTGGTTTAACTGGCGATTTTCCACCACTAGATGTATCGACCTGTGGAAACTTTCAATCCACGTGGAGTGGTTGTGATAATATTACATCATTTGATGCACTTGACACTTCCCTTGGCACAAACTTCGACGCCACTTTTGCAAATTGTTCAAGTCTCGTATGTATGGATTCATTCAACACCACGGTGGCAACTACTGCCACCGCTACTTTCACGGGTACAACATCATTATTGCACCCAGATGCTGGCGAACAAACTTTACTTACAACAATCGGTTCACCGAATGGTTACAATTACGTTAACCCTGCACCATGTCCTGAATTATTCGCTGCGACGCTTACAACGGTTGATACTGTTACAAATAATACTATTAACTCAAGTCACGCATTTGCAGTTGATTGGGGTACTGGAACATATACGCCGTATCCTGCTGGTAATGCAACATCAATTTCAACAACTGGTACTGTTAAAGTTAGCAGCGGCGAAGTGCTAACGCAAATTAAATTTACTACAAATACATTTACTGCTATTGATATTACTAAGAGTGATACATTAACGAATGCAACGGATATGTGTTATAACTTGACAAATCTTACATCGTTTGCTATGTCTGATGCTTCAAATATTAGCAACTTTACTGGTGCATGGCGCGCATGCAAATTTACATCCTTCCCATTAATTGATACGAGTTTAGGTACTAACTTTACCAATACATGGCAGTACTGTGATAGTTTAACTGCTTTCCCATTATTAGATTTTACTGCTGCAACGATTCTTACTAATGCGTGGTTTAGTTGTACGGGACTTACATCCTTCCCATTAATTGTTGTAACTAGTTTAAACACATTAAATGGACCGTGGGTTAGTTGTTCGGGACTTACATCCTTCCCACAGATTGTTACTACGGGTATAACCAACATGGTTAATGCTTGGGCTGGTTGTAATGGACTTCTATCGTTCCCATCAATAGACACATCGAATGTGTACAACTTCCAAGCAACATGGCAGAATTGTACATCGTTAACAACCTTGCCTACAATTGACGTTAGTAGTGGTACTTTGTTCCCTCTTACGTTCTCTGGCTGTACGGGTCTTACTTCAATGCCAGCATTGAACACGCCATTGGGTACAAACTTTGATAGTATGTTTAATGGTTGTTCATCATTGGTGTGTTTAACGAGCTTGAATACTACTGCTGGTACAACAGCTACGACTATGTTTACTGGTTGTACATTATTGACAGCTCCGACATCTGGTGAACAAACTTCGCTTGCTAGTGTGGGTGGTTCACCGAATGGATTAGACTACACCAACGGAAGTGCTTGTCCATAAAAAAGGGGCTTAAAGCCCCTTTTTTATTCTTTGGCGTACTTGTCGCCTTGTTCACCAACAATGAGTTCGTATAAGCCCTCAAAGTGTGCCGCTTCATCCTGTACAGTATGAAACGTTTTAGCATACATTACCTTCGCCATCTTGTTGATGTATTTGGCTTTGATACCATGGTTGTCTTGTGTGCGTGTCGCAATAGTTTTAATTTGTGCTTTAGCTTCATCTTGCTTCGCTAGTTGATGTGTGATTTCAACAAGTGAATCAAAGACTGCTTGTTTGTCTTCGGCTGTAACTGTAACAACATCGCTTTCGTCGTTTCCGTCTATCATTTTATTTACCTTTTTATTATTGTTATTATGATGTTTCTATTTTAGCATCTGTTGTATTGAAGAATAGGTGTCCTTTCTTTTCTTCGTGTCGCACTAGATGCATAATGCTTGGAAGATTTGGACTATTAGGTTCAAAAGTTATTTCCATTGCCGAAATTAACAGCTTCATATCTTCTAACGTTTCAACCTTATCCCAATCAATCACATAGTGACTTGTGTAATACATATTATTTCTCCATTAAGAGAGCATAATATCACACGTTATGGAAAGTGTCAACTATCCGCACCACCTAAATTACCAAACCATGATAGATAGTTGCCGGGGAATTCGGCTGGTTGATATAAGAATGGCTCTTGGGCTGCGATAAAGAATCGTGCAAGGTATAAGTCACCAGCCAATATATCAGCAAAAGCATTAATAAAGTGTGGACCACTTGGATATATTATGAGTGTACCACGTTCTGGCGTGAAGCCAAACTTATGTTGTAGGAATTCAAACTTACCTCCGTAAACTTCGTAGTCGTTGTCGAATGGTAATTTTTCTTGATAGTCACTCATGAACAATACAGCACTAAAATCTCTGTCTTTTGTTTTAACCCATGTCTTGTTAACCCATTTAGCATTATCGCACGCTGCTTCAGGTTCAACGCCAGCAGCTAAGTATTCAAACGATACATGCTCTGTGCCACGATGCTTAAACCCATAGTACTGTTCAAGCGTTGGTAGCAACGTAAGAAATTTATTGTAAACAAGTTCTTCGGAATCCTCATGACTACGCATCATCTTTATTGGTTCACCTTTGGGGTTTGTGTCTGGTTCGTAGTAACCTAAATCGTCAACGATAATTTCGCATTGTTTAGGCGAGATGAAATTCTGCACCACTACAAATGGTGTTCTTGGTGTTGCCATATTTGTAACCTTTATGTATTATTTTTAATATATTCTATAACGTCAGTTTCTGTAACATTACTAACATCTTCTACTTCTTCTTCGGCGAATTCTTCTGCTAACATAGCCCAATCGATTTCGAAAGTATCCAAATCGATTTCAAAATCTTCGTCCATCTTAGGGTCAATAAGGAATCCCCCACGCTCTAAAATGTTCTTACCAATCAAAACAGAATATTCCATGGTACCACGGTCATTAAGGTTAAACATAACCCCAGACATTGGTACGCCATTTATCTTAACATCCAGCTCAACTACAGGACGATATTCAATATCACCATTAGATGATTTGATTGCTTGCTTCTCAATAACAGGAAGCGTAATTCGGTTTGGTGAAATGTCATCGCTTTGGAATGTCACTTGACCATTTTGCGTAGACCAGTCTTCTGCATGGATACTTGAAATATCCGCACCAGTATCGACCTTCGCTTTGATAGGTGGACAACCGGGAATATTAGCAAATGTTATTTCGGTTGATGTGCCAAGGATTTTATTCTTGTCGATATTCATCTTATCAAGACCCATAGCTTCATATATCGCACCACCCATACGAGCAGCTGATAAATATCTTACATCGTGTGGTACAAGCATGTTGCCGCGATAACCCCATAGAAATACAAGAAATTGGTTCATACCAGCTTCTACGGCTTCTTTTCGCTTAAATGTACCATACGCAACCGACTGTTTGATGCCCTTACTGATAATATCACGCATGTCGTAGTTTGAACCTTGTGTAAGCTTATAAGGTAATCCACCCACGTCTATTTCATCTGGGAAGTTATAATTCTTCCCTTTGATGAACGCCTGTTTGATATCTTCAATATCTGTAAAGTCTTGTACTTCTTTGTTTTCTGGTCGCATAATAATTCCTTGTTTTACTCTATTTATCCTTACTTGGCATTAAACTTGTCAATATCTTCCAATAATGCAGGTATCCAGTTTTCAATTTTTTCTTTGTAAACTAACGGCGTTAAACCCTTCTCAACGGCAATCAATATTACGATATCCTCGATAGGTTCGCCTGTACGTTCATACCACGCGATAGCATAGGCTGTACACTGTTTAAAGTAGTCGCCAATCATATCGTATGTCTTATTGTTCGTGGAGGTCTTAAAATCGATTATAGACAGCGTACCTTGGAATTCTGCTACACAATCGACGGTTCCTGCGTATTTAAACATATCGCTGTATAACCCGACTTCCTGAGCGCGCACATTGTTTATCTTGTTAAGTGCAAATCGCAATTTATTGAAGTCGCCAACATGGTGGGGGTTGTATCCCTTTGTGGGCGCTTCTACATTATTAAGGTACTTTTCTGCCATTTCGTGGACAGCGGTGCCCCTATCTGCACATCGTTTGGTTTCTTTGTCCGCTTTCGCAGACCCCAACATTTCCCGCCACCTGTCAAGATGTGGTTTTGGTTTGGCGCCGAGGATGGTCGTAACTGATGGATATTCGTTTCCTTCGGGCGTTACGTAGGTTCGGGAACCATTTGGACGAGTTTTTTGAATAATTTTTGGTAATTCAGGTATTTCTATATGTGTAAACATTATAAGCCTTTTATTTTTATAGTATTTATCATATCATAATTCATACATACAAGCAAGTAATTGGACTTGACATTAGGTTTAAATTAGGTTATAATGCGCCAATGAAAAAATCATTAGAAAATCAATTTTTTGATGCGGCGCTGGCGGTGTTCCTTCCGGGAACCTGCTCCGCAACACCTTCCTTCCGGGAACCTGCTCCGCAACACCAGAGAGTGTTAAACGGGCATTAGATTTAGAAAAGATGACGCCAGACCCTGATGATAAATTAAAAAAATTATTTGCCGTAGCGCATAAATTAGACGATACGTTAGATAAAACGTTTAGTGACCCACAAGACACACTAGATGCACATTTGAAAGGTAGAAACTGATGTTAATAGATACAATTAAAGACCAACAACTACAAGCACGCAAAGACCGCGATGCGCCACTTGCGCAATTACTCACCACATTCTACTCAGAAGCAGCAATGATTGGTAAGAACGACGGTGACCGCGCCACTACCGATAAAGAAGTGCAGGCTGTCGCTAAGAAGTTTATTAAAAACGCAAATGAAGTATATATGAATCTTCCAGATACAGACAATCGTGCTCTGGAAGCAATATTTGAAATTGAAATATTGAATGCATATTTGCCACAACAAATGACCGATGAAGAATTACAGACAGCGATTGAAGCTATCATACAAGCAAAAGACCTGTCCACCATGAAAGACATGGGTACAGTAATGAAAGAATTAAAAACTGGTTTTGATGGTCAATACGACGGCAAGACTGCAAGTCAATTTATCAAAGAACTTTTGAAGTAAAAGAGGCACTATATAATGGCTACATTTGAATGTAAAGTATATGAACTGACAATCGAAGAACACCCTAATGCGGATGCGATTGAACTTGCGCGCGTGGGCGATTACTTATGTATTGTTGGTAAAGGACAATTCAAAACTGGTGACCTTGGTGTCTATATTCCAGAAGCTGCAATTGTGCCTGAATGGTTACTTGAAGAAATTGGTCTTGTTGGTAAACTGGCAGGTAAAGATAAAAACCGTGTAAAGGCTATGAAGCTTCGTGGTATCGTTTCGCAGGGTTTAATTTATCCTGCACCAATCAAAGCTGTTATGGGAACTGGTGTAGAAATGCCAGTAGTAGAACATGTTGGTGAAAGTGAAACCCGTGGTGTGGAATTGGGCGAAGACCTAACAGAATTTCTTGGCATCGCAAAATATGAACCACAAATTCCATCCAGCATGTCGGGTGAAGTTTTCAATGCAATGGGTAAAACCATTCATTTTGATATTGAAAACATCAAGAAATATCCTAACATCCTTGAAGAAGGCGAAGAAGTTTCTATTACCGAAAAATTACATGGCACTTGGTGTTGCATGGGCTTCCACCCCGACGTTGAAGAAAATGGCGGTGGTCGTATTGTTACATCTAAAGGCTTATCTGGTCGTGGTCTTGCGTTTAAGTTCAATGAACAAAACGAAAAGAACCTGTATGTACAAATGTATCATCAGCTGACCAACGGTATCGGTCAAGATATCATGGAACGTTTTTGTCGTCTTGATTTACATGACGATGGCGACCCATTCTACATCTTGGGTGAAGTATACGGCAAGGGTGTACAGGACTTAGCATACGTTGACGATAACGAAAAAGCTTTCCGCGTCTTTGATATATACGTAGGTGAACCGACAGGTGGTCACTATTTGGCACCAGATGAAGTAAAAAACATCTGTAAAGAGCTTGACATAGATACCGTACCTGTGTTATATTCTGGTCCATACAGTAAAGAAGTGGTCGATGAACTAACAAATGGCAAAGAAACCGTTTCTGGAAAAGAATTACATATGCGCGAAGGTATTGTTATTCGTCCGTTCAATGAACGACGTGATGACGACATTGGTCGCGTAATTTTGAAAAGTGTTAGCGATGCCTACCTATTAAGGAAAGGCGGGACAGAACACAATTGATAGGAAAATCGAAATGAAAAAATTATTACTTACAATTATCTTAATGGTACCATTGGTGGCTATTGCACAATCAGACCAAGCAATTATGTTTGAAATTGGTGTTGGCTTTGGTGGCTCTGGTAAAGTAACAAAAACGAAAGAACAGCTGGCTAACAAATTTAATAACAAGTTCTGTTATCATCGACCACAAAGTCGTATGATATACGGTGCTGTCCGCTACCGCTACGAACGAGCAGAAACGCATATTGCGCGATGGTTCAACGATGCAGATACTGAACGTTGTGGTCGCGATTC